AGGTGTAGTGAAGCCAGCTGTGGAGATGAACATTTGGTAGGCATCATGCGCGACTGTGCCACGCTCATCGCTGCGCTTGAAGAAGGTGATGAAGTCGGCAACTCCGTAGCGGTTGATAAATGCGATTTGGTATGGCGTGTATCTCGGCTCGCAGATGAGCTTGTATGTTGCGATTATTGCGGTTGCGCCACTCGCATAGGTCAACTCGACATCGTAGGTGTCGTAGTTTGTGTTGTTGCTTGGCTTGATTGAACTGCCCCAAACCGTAGTGTTCTGAAGGTTTGCAGGGCCAACAGGCAAGTACACCACCGCATCACGTGAATCATTGCTCGGTGGGATCGTGATGGATGCGTTGTCGGCACCGCCGCCACGCCAAAGAATAGAAACTTTGGTGACCTCGTTGGTTGCGTTTTGGTAGATGGGCAATACCTCGTAGTTGGTCACCAACACCTGACGCTCACGTGAGGTGGCAAGAAGCGATTGAGTGACTGACGTTGGGGTGATGTTTGTCATCGTAGCCCATCCATCCGTAGTGAGGTATTTGTATGTTGACCCGCTTGCCCATACTGCGGTGTCGGGTGCTGCTCCGTTGTTTGAGTACCGCCAATCTCCCGTAGGCACTACCCATAGCACCTCACCTTGTGGGCTTTGCGTGAATCCTAAATCATTCCAAATGCTGAAGTCGTGGTAGAACTCCGACCGCACAAGGTCGCTCACCTCAAAGTTGATGACTTGATTGATGGAGTAGTCCTTGCTCAAAGTGTAGTTTGCAGTTCCACTTGGGATTGCACCTGAAGCAATTCTCAAAGACAAACTCATTGCTTGAAGTTGGTCATTGGTCAAGGCGTTATTCTTGCCCGTGATGAACTGCGGGCTGCGAGCCATTGTAAGGCTGCTTGGTGTGGCGATTACAGGTACGCTCATTCTTTCGGTTGTTGTAAGGTAAATCGTAAAAAGTCAGCCACGTCAAGAGCGTAGGCTTGAGCAATCTCCTGAGGGAGTTGCTTGAATTCAAGTCGGAAGGGATTGGTGAAAAAGCTTGTTGTGCGAATACCCTTGTTGTAGATGCTACGGGTGATAAGGAATGCCGTTGCGTCATAGCTCAAGAACTGACCCTTTTTGCCTTGCTCACGGCTTTGGAATTGGAATCGTTTTGCTCGAACCCATTGGTTGATGGCACGAGTCAAGCCACCCCTCATACCACCTTGACCTGACCCGAACCTGAATGGGCTGCTTGGGGCTTTGGTGTTTGAGGTCTTGCCCTGCACACCATAGTCTTGGAATTTCCAATAGGGAGCAAGCTCATCCATCTTCCAACGCAAGGCAAGTGAGTTGGGGCCGACCTCAATCTCATATTGCAGCGACTCAGAAAGGTTGCCTGTCACGTTCTTTTTTTCACGAACGAGATTGGCCTTCGCCTGCTGAACTACACCATTGGCAAACTTCTCAAGGCTTGCCTTTACGTTGTCTTGCCTTAGTTGCATTTAGCAGATGCTTATCTCGGTGTTTGCAAGCAGCACATCGAAGGACGCAGTCCATCCCGCAAGCAGGTTCTCAAAACGCTCCGTGAAGGGTTGGCACGTTGGGTTGCCGTCCAACTGATAAAGGTCGGAGTACAGTTGTCCTCTGCGAAGTTCTTCAACCACATCGTTGATGACGGCAAGCTGAGTGTTCAGGATGTCTTGCACGTTGCTCGTTCCGTAGAATGGTTCTGCTTGGCTACGTGGATTCTCTTTGGTCTCGTCAATGACATCCATACAAATGAGGCTGACGCTCATCCGAACAATCTGCCCCTCGAAGGACGCTTGGTTGATCATAATGTGACTCAGTGGAAAGATGGTCTGCTTGTTTAGGTCTACATCGTACACATCGCCAAACGTCACTACGTTGACTTGGCTATGGGCTTCAAGGGTGTCCTTGAGCTTTTGGGTGATGTCGTAGAATTGTCTCATCGTTTCAGTTGTTTTTTCAGAATCTTGCTCTCGGTTTCGATGCGGTCTTTTTCAAAGGTCAGGTAGGTGAATGCGAATGTTGCTGACATTTTTGACACTTGGTCAATCTTTAGGGGGTCACCTCCTGAGAGCTGATGGTAGATTGGAAACCATCCCCATTTTTTAGAAAATTGAGCAGCGGGGTCAAATTCATCTCCTGCTCCTTCGCTAAAGATATCAGAGAAGCGGTCGACAAATCTCTTCCTAAAGTCCAAAAAAAAAGCATCGCACCTATTGTTACATCGAGAGGCATCTCCTTCATCTGCTCTGCGTACTTATCAGAGCCTTCGTATTTTTCTATCTCGTATCGGTTGCCGAATGTTGCTACCACAGGGCGGAACAATACCGCCATTGCCTTGTGCATCTGAGGCCATTCGCTGATGTATTGGTCTACGTCATTCAACTCACCAACGGTGATCTCCTCAAGCGATGGGATGAACCCGAAGGTTTGTTTGCCGATAGTGAACTTCTGCGTGAGCGAAGGACGCTCTGCAAAAGCGTTCATTAGGATGCTTGTGACGCTTGTGAGGCTCGATGCCTTCATCTGAAGGATGACATCCATCTTCAACCCGCAGAAGATCTCAACCGCTTTGCGAGCCAAGAACTCGTCATCACCCTCAAGGCGAACGAACTTTTGGTAGTCTGCGAGTTTAATCTCGCTCATCTTATTTGGAACAATGAGCTTCATCTCTAAAATAACCTTTTGAATTTAACGTATGGCATAGCGTCCGTAGTTCGGACGGCTGATCTTGTTGTAGGTGGCGTAGCGCACCGCATCGATGGCGTGGTTTAGTGAATCGATGGGCTTATTTAGCAGGTTGCCGTTCTTGTCTTCTACCCATTTGTAGTTTTGCATCTCCTTGATTAGGTTGTTGCTTCGTGGTGTCACGAATATCTTGTGCCGCTTCAGCACGTCAATACCCACTATGACGCTATCTGCGCCCTTCTGCGTGGGTTTTACGTTCCATCCCATACGATGCAGCTCCTCAATGGATTTGGGTTCAGCAGAGTCAGCAAATACCTCTGACCGCCTGTCAAGGTTTAGGGACTTGAGATGGTTGCTGATGTCGGGGTTGGTTAGTCCCGTTTGGTAGATCAGTTCATCAAGGTACAGGTTGTCTCCTGCTTTGTACACCGCCACAAGTGCAGTCGGGTCGTTGGTGTAGCCAAAGTCCATCCCGTATGCCAAGAGCGTTGCATCCTGCGGAACTTCTGCGTTGCCGAACTGAAAGATAGTGGCTCTGCTCATTCCACGCTCACCCAAGCCGTAGATGCGCCAATAGTCTTCATCGGTTGTTGCGAGACGTTCAATCTCCTCTACGATGGATTTGTCAAGAAAGGGGTTGTCCTTGTAGGTTGATTGGATGTAAGTGACATCATCACGTGTCAACAATCGGTCATAAATCCAATGAAATGCGTCAGAGGGATTGTAGTCAATCCATATCTTGCCCGTTGTACGAACCAATAGCTGAAAGAAGTCTTCCCAAGAAAGTTCGTTTGCCTCGTTGCAGAATAGGTAGTCACGTCTTGCTCCCCGTTTCTTTTGCGGTTGGTCAAGGCTGATGAACTCAAAGAGGTTGCCGTTGAGGGTGTAGGTGTAGTCGCTCTTGTTATGGCGTGCCTCATCGTAGAGGTCAAGGTTGCGTAGGATTTCAAAGAAGTCCCTGTATGCAGTCATCTTGAGTGAGGGCAATGACTTACGCACGATGGAGTACACCTTGCCCTTCTCTTGCATTGCCATAATAATTAGCATCTGCAAAAGCGAGTAGGTCTTGCCTTAACGGCTACCGCCTTGATTTACGACTATGCGAGTGGGCGCAGTATAGTTGCGCTCAAACAACTCACTTGTCTTGACTTGCAGAACGGACAATCTCTACCTTGATTTGGGTTAGCTCATCAGAGACCTCGTGTGAGTTCTCGACTCTTGCGAGCTTTGGTGTCGTGTACTCCGCCATCTTGTTGAGCAGGTCAAGCGCACCCTTCGGGTCATCAGCTGCCACGTGCGTGAGCCAAATGGTCATATTCTCAAGGTTGTCCTCAATCAACTTTTGGAACGCCTCACGAATCTTGTTGGTGCTTTTGTTGGCGATGCCTGCGGGTCTGCCTGCGGGGTTGAGGCTTGGGCCTCCTTTTACGAGGTTGGGGTTTCCTTTTGGCATAGTTCTATTTGGATGTTTTCTAAATAACCTCACAGGTTACTCATACGCATAGCGTGTGTTGCAACAAGCAGCTCTTTGTAATGTTTCTTGTCTCCGAATTCAACGTGGCACTCACGGCACAGGGCCATCAGGTTTTCTATGGTATCAGCATTTTTGCTTCCGCCCATCCCTCTTGACTCTATGTGGTGGATGTCTACGGCTGTTGCTCGGCATACCTCGCAGGCAATCCACGAGTTTGTATCGTAGCCGAAAGCCTTGAAATATACTTTGGTGTGGTTCTTCACTTTTGGTAGATCCAACAATCATCAATGAAGGTAGCGTGAGGGAGTAGCTCATCTACTGCTTGGATGACTCCTTTCCAATTTTCGTGATAGTCGTCTCCTGCTATGTAGCCTCCCTTCTTTACTTTGGGAAGCCATAGCTTGATATCCTCTTTCACTGCTTCGTAGGTATGGGTTAGGTCTATGAACACCACGTCCAATGACTCGGCTTTGAACTTGCCTGCTGCTGCTTTGGATGTTGCTTTGATGGCCTTGTACTTGCGCTCGCCCATATTCTCTACAAAGAGTTGGTAGATGTCTTGCTCGGTTGCGAGCTTATGGTGAGTGGTCAGTTCGTTTGGTGAACCCTTCCAAGTGTCTACGATGATGATGTCTTGGCCTGTTGCTTTGTCGCACAGGTAGGACGAGGACTTGCCGAGCCAAGCACCCAACTCAACGAAGGTTCCGTCTTTGGGCATATTAGCAAGGAGGTAGTCGTATGCTGCTTGGTGGTTGAACCACCCTTCAATTTGTTTTGTAGCTTTCATCGTAAGGCGTTATAATAGCAGAGGTATTGGTCTACGCAGATGAGCGTTCCGATTTTTGCTGCTGCGTTAGCAAAGATACCATCAGCCTCGTATATCTTCTCGAAGCGCAACTTTGGCAGATGGTAGGGTTTGAACATAAAAGATGCGGTGTCAATGTTTCCGATTCTTGGTTGGTCGGTAGGGCGGAGCCTTCCCTCTTGCCCCCAAGTTACGATTGACGAGTCAAGTGAGTTGAGGTTGTTCC